AACTAACTGATCAATTTTATCAGCCCAACGAGCTGCGTTACGATCATCGCCAAATACGTTTGTTAGAGCGCCAGTCAAAATACTACTTGGCGTAGTTTGGGCGGGTGACAATGTAGATTGATAATAAGCTGGAGCGGGTGACGATGTATCTTGAGACTGATCATCATCAACATCCCCGCCATCAGCCTTAGCGATCATCAGAGCCTTGCGGATGTGGCGGGCAGGGTCGTGGATGTAGCCGCCTTCGGCCTTGGTGATGTCAGGCTCGTTCGGGTCGTACTGGCCGTTGTTGCCGGTGGCGGATTTGATTTGCCGAGGGTTGAAAATACCATAATTTTTGGAGCCACCCTCGTATGTTACAAAACCATCATAATCTTCGTCTCTCAGGTAATTTAAAAGACCACTATTTTCGATGGCTTGCCAATCACCTTCTTTAACCGCTTGCCAAAATTTGTTTGGCGGAACTTCGCCACGGTGGCCTCCGTAAATATCCCCCGCAACGTACTTTTCGGGAGACCATTCTTTTTTTAAAGAAGACACCACACCCTTTTTTGTCGGATCGAACACTTTCTTAGCGGAAACATGAACTGGGTAAACTGCCCCACCATTTGGACTGTATCCTGACAGAGCAGCCACATTAGACGCAAACTCAGGACTTTCAGAAACAAAAAAGGGACCATTCCCAGAGAACGAAATAATGTCCGCAGCCCCTTCGGAGCCGTATGTTGGAGTCCCATGGTAAAGAGTCTTAGGTGATCCATCTTTATTTAATAATTCTGGATGCACCCCCTCCATATGCCGCGCAAGGTTAGCCTCCCGCTCAGGATGGCCCGGAGGCAGATACCCGCTGGATACAGGCCCCTTGGCAATCATCAGAGCTTTACGGACATCCCTAGACATTAGCGGCCCCTAGGCGGGACAAGCCCAGCCCTCTGCGGGGCCGTCATGCCCAAGTCATCAGCCACCGGCCTGATCAGCGGGGCAACAACAGGTGCGCTCAAAGGGTGAACCGCAAGGTTCTGAGCCAGATCAATCAGGTCCAGACGCTCGCGGAACTTGCGCTCTTCCTCGTGACTCTGAAGATCGCCGTGATCCTTTAGAATGCCAGCCTGCGTCTTGGCGTTGTCCAGCTTCAGACGCTCACCATCATAAGCCGCCTGTGTCTGGTATCTTTGTGCGTCGGTCTGCGCCTTGGCTTCGGCAGTCTTGGCCCGCGTCTGGGCCTCCATAACCCTAGCGTCCGCGATCTTGGTCTGGTTCTGGGTGTCCGACTGCATCTTGAGAAGTTCAGGCGGCGGGCTGGCATTAGCCTGCGGCGGCGCAAGAAACTGCTGCGGGTTGCCCCAGCCAATTGCCTGCAAGGCCGCCGTGTCAATGGCAACAGGATCGTACATGGTCGGATTGCTTGCCTGAAGCTGCTTCAGGGCCATGACCTTCATGAGGCGTTGCAGATGCGAGGCCGTATTGGGATCAGCCTGCGGGGTGATCTGGTAGTTTTCAATGGCCTGAAGAAATGTCTGCTCGTCCCACTGCATCGCGGGCTTCTTGTTCCGCTGCCAGAAGCTGTCCGGGTGGTCACGGAAGCACTGCACCAGCAGCCGGAACTCCTCAGCCTGCGCTGAGTGCATACGCTTGTGGACCGAGTTCAGAATCTTCTGCTGCTGCTCGATCATAGCCAGCGTGGTCCCCACCGGGGCATCTGATCGGCCCTCGGCCACGGGCTGCTCAGACGTACCGCCGATCCTCATGCCGGTCTGGCTGATGTTCTCCACCAGCGCCATGAGGGCCTGATCCGGCCCCTTGTACGGTAAGGGCATGATGGCCTGACTGATCGGCATGCCGCCGGTCTTGACCAAAGCACCGCCGCCGGGGGGAACCCGGAAGATATTAGTATTCTGCCGCGCACCGGTATCGGCCATCAAGAAGCCGGGGAAGTTGGCGTACATGCCAGCGTCCAGCAGTTCGCGCCAAGCAGCCGTGATGGCGTTGGTGGTGTTACCCAATATGTGCAGCAGGCCAATGTCGTAGAACCCCAGACCGGGGATGTAGGTGTACTTGACGAAGTTGCTCTTGGCTTCGGGAAGCTCTTGATCGTCCTCCTCGTAATTGCGGGTAACAGACAGGACTTTCTTGGTGCTTACGTCAATCGTCACGCGGTACGGGATTTCTAGGCCGGTCTCCTTGCCACGCATCTTGTGTTCGTAGCCCTTGATGTCCAGCTCACAGTAGACCTCGTATATCTCCCGGTCCCGATCATTGGGATTCATACTCTCCGGCTGAATACCCTGCTGCGACTTCTCTTCCCGCTGCAAGCTGTCAAGACTGGGCATACTGGGCGTGGACAGATCAATGTCCCGATACACACCCAGTATCTGCAGCCGCTTCACCGTGGACGGGCGCAGCATGGAACGATGTGTGATGCGCTTGGCGTTCTTCAGGTCAGTGGCTGAGCTATTCACAATCAGATCGTCGGCGTCAATCGTCTCAGAGACCGGGCGATTGCGAAGCGGGCAGAAGTACACCTTCTTGAATGCCGTGCCGCCGAAGCCCAGCATCAGCAGCATCCTGTCTGTGTCGGGGTAGTATTCGCTCGCCGTGACCGTCAGGAAGTGGTTTAGGTCGCGCTCCAAAGCATTGGCAAGCTGATCTTCCTGAAGTGTGGCGTTGTTGTCGTCGTTCCTGATCTTGACCGGACCGTCTACCGGCAGCATTTCCGAACGAGCGTTGGCCTGAAAACGCAGGACCGCCTCAAGCAATAGCGGGTGACGGACGCGGCTCATGCCCTCGACTGGCGCACCGTCAGAGGATGATCCTAGACCGGGAACCTCAACCTTCAGGCCCATCAACTTCAGGCCATTGGTGCGGTCCTCAATCCAGTCCTTGCGGCTCTGGATGTCATCCTCAATGCCGCGCATGAGATCGCCGGAGATGCGATCAAGTTCCATGTCGTCAATGTCTTCGACAAGATTATCAAACCAATCTGTCGGGCGGCGCTCTTCATCATCAAGCAGCGACTTGCCATCAAGACTGATGGTGATGGAGCCATCATCATGCTCAATCTCAAGAATCTTTCCGTCATCATTCTTTTTGGGCTTGTCAGGGCCGCCCTCGATGATCTCGACGGTTACAGGTTCATCATCGCCAATTTCTGGCGCTGGCTGACGTATGGAGGGGCTTAGTCCCGGCGTAAGCGGCATGGGTTACCTTTATATGCGAGTAACCGAACATATCACCAATGCCGCATGCTAACTAGTACAACGGCTGCAAGTTGCTCCCAGTGTGCGTCATTGCGGACTTTACCTCCGCCGCCCATTCAGGTGAACGAACCAACAACCCTGCGTCACGCAGATGCCTGATTGCCATTGAGACAGTATCGACAAGATCGTCGTGCTTGCCTCGCGGGAACTGACCAACTTGCGTGATCAGTTTGTCTGCCCAGTCTCGGTCGGGCGCGTAAATCATTCCCTCCGCAAACAGGTGGGCAACAGAATGTAACCTTGCCAGTTTGTCCTGCCCCTTGGGATCAACCAACTGCACCGCGAATGTTTCGTGGCTGTACAGTCTGCGGACTTCTTGGGCCACGCTAATACCGGACCCTTTGTTCTCAATTATAAGTTTGTCTACCTTGTAGGTCTTGCAAGTCTCGCTGACCTTCTTGATCAGGTCGTGCAGTTCCAGCCGCTCCGCCCAAGCCATCATGCACATGACCTTGGGGATGGTGTTCTCGTCACCGCCGACCTTGATCTGGAACCGCTGCTCCAGCGCCTTATCAAACAGGATGGTCTGCTCGCTCTGGTCTATGAGGCCGCTCTCGCGGTTGACGTACTTGGTAGCCGGTGTCGTATTTGCGCCTGAGAATATGCCCCATACCGTTAGGGCCGAATAGTCGTTTTCGGTCTTGGTCGTGTAGGCCGTGTCCAATGAGGCAATGATGTATTCGACCGGGGGGTAGTTATCGCTAGGCCAAGTCTGCCACCACTCACGCTTGATGACGCCGCCGCCCTTGGGTTCAGGCCGCTGCTGTAGCTGCCCAGCCGCAGCCCAAGGGCCAAGTGCTTTTTCCAGCGCCTTGACTTCAGGCTCGCCAAACCGCTCCGGCCACAGCAATTCGCCTTCGTTAGTGCGGGGGTCTTTCCACCCAATCACCGTGGTGAAGCTGCGATCCGGCTCGTATTTCATGGGCAAACAAATGTGGGACCAGTCTCCCACCTGCTTTTCTAGGATGTGGCCGGTCAGGTCGTTCTCAGCCAGCCTCTGCTGGATCACCACGAACGCGCCGGTCTTAGGATCATCGAGGCGGGTGCTGAGGGCGTTGTCCCACCAGTCAATGGTTGTCTCAATGTTTGCTTCGCTAAAGGCCTCAGCCGCTGCGTTTGGATCGTCTACCAAGATGCAGGCACCACCCTCCCCGGTCAGGGCCGAGCCGACCGAAGTGGAGAGCCGGGTGCCTCCTTTGGAATTATCGAACCTTGATTTTGTATTTTGGTCGCTAGTGAGAGCAAATCGTGAACCCCAGAGAGACCTGTACCACGGGGACTCGATCAAACGGCGGCACTTCACGCTATCGCGAATTGATAGCTGTTGCGCGTAGGAGGCGGTCAGGAACTTAACACCCGGCCCGGAAGTTGGGCTTATCTGCTCCTGCGCCCATACCCACCCGGGCCAGCACACGGATGTTATAGTTGATTTACCGCACCTAGGAGGCACGTTTATAATCAATCTGCGTATCTCTCCATCCGTCACAGCCTGAAGGTGTTCTGCTATAGCCTCTATGGCCCAGCTATCCGTGAAAGGCGACGGGTCAATGGTCTTCCACGCATTCCGCAGGAACTCGTACAGGCTTTGCTCGTTCTCATATTGGTCTAGCAGACGCAGACTTTCGTCCGCATCTAACATTTTGCCGCCGACATCAACGATCATACCCTATTCCCACTTAGGTGGCCTGTCCCGGATAGCGGGAAGCAAAACCGAGACAGGCCGTACCAGCAGCAGGAAAGGGGCCTGCTATCGGCGCGTCCTAGATAACATAGAAGTTACTTTTGGTCATCAAGCCAGCTTTGGTTCCCTTGAGGAAATGCAGACCTGCGTTTCCATTCATTTATATCAGGGAACAATTTAACTACATTTTCGGAATACTCCGCTAATTCGTCGTTGAACACTGTTGAACGACTTATTGCGACTTTTATTTCCTCCAAAAACACTTTGATGGCGTTAACCATTATTTCTTGTGATTTCAGGTCTTCTGTTTCAAGGAAAATTTGGGCCTTCCATTCATTGATGTCCCTCTCCATTGCACTTGACCTAGGCAATTTAACATCACTCCACTTAGGAATATCTTCCGACACAAGGCCTCCTTTGAATTGTTTCACATGAAACATTCGGCCCGATTGGCCGATTTACATTGCCACTTCGTAACTACCTTAGACTTCTCAACCCAGTACCGGCATGTCCGCATGTGCAGCAGCTTCCACAACTGCCCGCAGTCAGAGCAGACAAAGGTCTGGCGCTTAGAACACATCGTCAAACTGGGACATCGGTATCTCAACCATATCCTCAATGTCCTTGGGATCGCCCCGGTCCCTGCGGCCACCCTCGACTATGCCAACCTTCGCGCGACTGATCCTTATGACCTTGGTCTTCATCTCCCCCTCGACCGGCCAGCAGACCACCAGCGCAGCCGGGACATTTGCAGCCTCTGATACCATCAGCATGTCCCGCCATTTCTTCAGGCTGATCAGGTACGTCGGATAGGACTTCTTCCGGTTCTTGATCTCGATATACCCGCGCAGGACACCGCCCCGCTTTAGAGCGCGGTCGAACGTATGGAGCCGGGGCAGCTTCTCCAGATCGAACCCCCAAGCCGCCGACAGAATATCTGACACGCGATCCTCTGCGGTCAGGTCCCCGGCAGTCTCATAGACTGGCCTCATCCCTTGGACTTAGCTTCCACCAGCGCAGCCCTGAGAGCAGCGCGGGACTCCGGGGTCAGGCTGGCTACGTCCAGCGCAACGGTCTCGACCTTGATCGCAGAGCCGTCGATCCCGGAAACCTCGGTCTGGACCTTATCGCCAAACCGCTTCGGGGACATCTTGCTCGCAAACCAGCGGCGGGCGTCCACCCGGTTCTTCTGCCATGAGACGTAGGCAGAGTGCAGGCGCATGTCGATTATCTCGCCATCCTTGTCCCTAACAGGCTCTGTCTCAGGGGTTTGATCAGCAATTTCCAACGCTTCTTCAGCCAGATGATTGCCCCGATCTACGCAAGCCCTATCGTATTGTTGGCAAAATTCCTTATTTTCCCTAGTCCACCGAATTATGGTTGTGATGTCCGGCATGTCATCCGCGAGGCAAACCTTTCTCAGGCTGTTCCCCAGAGCGATGCGAGTACAGATCATATCGGCCAGTTTACCTGTGTATTTGCTGGGCCTTCCCACGCTTTTTGGTTCCACAGCTATTTCAGGACTATCTGTCACCAATTCACCATCCTGCACAAACAAACCCCGTGCTTTGTCAGTGATTGTATCCTTTTTCTTCCTAGGCATTATTCGCATCCAATCGTAAACATATTTTTCCACTCGCATGGATGGTCTCCAAGCAGGGTTGTGAAAACATCCTGCGTAAAACCTGTCTGGGACATCTCTGGGTACGTTTTGGACGGTATCATTATTGGGCCGTTAAACATTATGCCCCACCCATACGGCAGTAAAGCGTATTGGCACAGACTTGGATCGACAGATTCGTCTACAAGGTTTGCCAATTCTATTGTGGACTCGACCGAGTAAAATCCAACCAACTCGTCATTGAGAGCGACTTTGACAATGTAATTAGGCATTCTTGTTCACCTTTGTTCCAGCCTTCTTATACACGGGACGGAACTTCTCGGACATAGAGATCAGGACCGGGTTCTCTATGAAGAGATTCAGCAACATTGCCACAGGCTCAGGGATTGCTCTCTCACCGCTCTCCCATTTCCTAACGGTTCTGTCCCACCTGATCCCGATGATCTGCGCGAGTTCAGCGGTTTTCAGGTCGCCAAGTTTGGCGCGGGCTTTTTTCATTTCTGCGGGTGTCAATGTGCTGGTCCTGTCAGGTAACTCTGCCGGATGTCGTCGGGGACGATCAAATCGGGCGGGTATCTCCAACCCAGCTTGTTCCCGGCGTTTGCCTCAGATATGGCCTGAGCCATCCTGTCCCGTTCGGCGTCGAATTTTTCCAAATCGTCTAATATGTCCAGAAGTTCCTTGGGGAGGTTCACTTCAGCACCTTCAGTCCACGGCGCGGAACCCCTAACTCCTGCTCACATGCAGGCTTGTAGGGCCAGCCATCAGCAAACGGGCTGGGGTCCACCCATTGCCACGCGCGGCGCAGGAACTCATACAGGCTATTTTCGCAAATATGCCTGCTCAACTCCCGCCGCGTGTCGGTTAGTTCAATGCCATGTAAATCGTTAAAATCCACGTTCGCTCCGCTGGGTGCAGCCCGCCGCTGGAGGAGCATCAACAACGGCAGGCTGCCGCCAGACTATGACTCGCGCCACTGTCCGACGACATTTGGTAACATACGGCGCGGGACGTAGCTAGACGGCCCCCTGTCAATCCCCGAACTCCGACAATAGCCTTGCGCCATCCAGTCCTCAATCTTGGTATTGATGGCCGGGTCATACAGGGTGGGCCTGCCCATGAGCGTTTTTTTCTTCGGCATAGCCACTAGCCCACCACTTCGTCATTAGCGTCCACGATGGGCGGCAGATTTAGTTCGCCCCTGATCGAGTAGATTTCATCTATGCGCTGCTCATCCTGCCTGATCATAGCCATGATGATCGCGGCGCTGTCGGGGATGTCACGCTCACTGTGTTCCCACCTCCGCACTGTTCTGGCTGAGCGAGTACCCACCAATTCGGCCAGATCGCGCTGGCTGAGATCATAGTCGCGGCGGAAATGTTTTACGTCCAAAGGTGTCATAGCGTATCGTTTAGAAAGACCCGAAAATTGTGCGGGATTTTTTTGGCGGATGATCTGTTTTCGTAAACGCGGCACGGCCAGCCTTTACCGGATTTCGGGGACGGCTGCGGGTAGCGCATAGACCAAATGGCATCAACGTAGCCCTCTGGATTATCGTCGCGCAGTATTGTTAGAAGCTCTCTGGCGTCCTCAATGACCACTGATCCACCTCCATACAGCGCGGATTAGCCAAACCAATCCAACGACTTGGAGAAAACACGCGCTGATAAAATATAGCGCGAAAACTATTTTAGCGCGAGCTGGTAGTTCAAGGTCATCGTCCACCATCTGGCACCTCGCTGTGATTTTCCAGCGCAGACAAAACCGCGAAATCTCCATAGATTTCTATCAGCCGACGCCGAGACATGCCTCGCTGGGCGCAGAGCCGGATCATCGGATAGTTTTTGTCGTTTATCGACTGATATGCCGCGTCGCGCCTTTTCCGCTCCAGATATTCTATCGCGGTTGCATAAACCGCATCCCGTCCCGTGAGTTTCGGATAGGTCATGTCAGCATGTCACCCAGTATTTGCGCCAAAAACATCAGGCCCGCAATCAACGCGAACAGCAACACAGCACCAGTGAAGGCTGCGCAAAACAGCAGTAGGCGTTCCCCAAAAGTCAGGGTTTTTTCGGGCGGAACATAACAAGAACGAACACCATAGTTCCGGCTCATTTGCGCCCCCTACACATGTAACAATCCCAGCAGTCCCACCAGCGGGACCCGAACCAGCGGGCCGTTGACCCATGTGGGAGGCCCACTCCGCACCTGCAATCCGTAGCACCCGGCAGCGACCGGAGGCGTATCACCTTGAAATTCATCATCTATCTCCACTTTAGGCAGCAAAACGCCGCCAATCGACCCGCCCTTTATGGGCCATATGGGCCGGTGATGCAAACAAAATAATTTGCCCTACCCCCATTTTCCCCCTATACATGAGGCCCAATGGGCCTATAATCCTTCCATCAGATCAACAAGGAGATACAAAATGACCACCAAAATCCGCATCAGCCCCCGCATCGCCGTCATCGCCTCCGCCCTGTCGAGCGAACTGGGTCGCGTTGAGGTTCTCAGCCCCCAGCCCTCCCTTGTCGAAGCGGCCCTGAAGCTCGCCTCTGTCGGCCAGTTACAGCACCTCTCCACCGAGACGGTGCGCGGCGCGCGCAGCCAGTACGCCGCCAGCACCTTCGCTTTGACGGACACCCACGATCAGGTGCTTTTCCGTGAGCAGCACACCCTCTATCTGGACCTTCAGGTGGCCTACCGCCTGCTGGCCCGCGCCCTTCAGAAGGAGCAGCCCAAGGCCGAGGCCACCCACCGCAAGGTGATCGCCCGCCTTCACGCCGAGCAAGAAGCCCTGAACGCCGCCGACAAGGCGCGTCGCGCCCCCTCGCGCGCCGCCTAACCCCAGCCACCCACGGAGATACTGACATGACCACCAATTCGATTTTCGCCAGCCTCGCCATGAACGCCCACGAAGCCGGTATGGCCGCTGGCAATGCCGCCTGCCCAACCCCCATGCATCTGGTCGAAGCCGACATCTGGGGCCGTCCTAAGCCCGGTGCAGAGGTCCACTGCATCAATGAAGGCCCCTGCGGGTTCGCTTGGGTCTGGCTCAAGGGAAACACCCCGTTCGGCAAGTGGGCCAAGGCAAATGGCATGGCCCGCACCGGCTATCCCAATGGCCTTGAGATCGCCTGCCATGAGTTCAACCAGAGCATGGAGCGCAAGGAAGCCTATGCCCGCGCCTTTGCCAAGGTCCTGAACGAACACGGCATCGCCTGCCACAGCAACAGCCGAATGGATTGATCTCTGTGGGGACTTGTTAGGTGACAGGGGGGGGGCATAATTCCGGTTAACCCCCCCTTTAATCCCGAAAACAACCAAATGTTGGGCTTTGTTAGGTGACAGGGCAAATTCGTAAAAACCCCCCCTTTATTCCTGAAATTTAATCTGCCGCCGATTTGCCGATTATTTTTGGCCGATTTATGTAGCTGAAATATATAGGTTTTCTTGCGTTTAATCGGCCAACAAGGAGGGTATTCAGCAAATTTTTTGCAATTCCCTCCATTTGCCGTTTGACATCCCCGGCCCATTGGGCCTATAAAACTTGTGTTGATTGACCGGCCAATTCTGGCCCCGATAGATGGAGTTTAGATATGAATATTGCAGACCGTTACATCGTCCTCCGCGAAAATGCCAAGGTCATCGAAAAGGAAATGGCCGCTCTGAGGGCGGAGTTTCTGGCCTCCGGTGTCGAACTTCTCGCCGCTGACGGGTTCGACTTTGCCATGAAGCACCAGCTTTCTGATCGCCCCACCATCGACAAGGACCTGCTGGCTCAGTTCCTGACCGCCGCGCAGATTAAGGCTTGCACCAAGGTGACCCAGACTTCCTCGGTCACCGTCGTACAGAACATCCGCCGCATCGCGGCCTAACCCGGCGGGGGCTTCGGCCCCCAGCCACCACCCCAACCAAGGAGCCACGCACATGAAAAACACCAAAACCACCGCCATAGAGTTTACCGACACGAACGGCTTTAGCCACCGGGTTATCCGCACGGGCCGGAACACTGCCGAAACCTACATCCGCACGCCGCACAACGATTACTTCGTGAAGGCGTTCGCCTTGTTAAGGTTCGGGGGCAATTTCACCGCTCATAACATCAACAACGCCGTTGTGATGGGAGCGCGCTAACATGAACACCCAGACCGCCCCCAGCCTCCCCACCCACGACACCCGCCACGGCGGCCCCTTTGATCGCGGATCGGCTGACAACTGGTACGGTCGCCCCTTCGCCCCTCACTATTTTTTGGGCGGCACCGGCAAATCGCTGATGCTTGGAGCCGAAGGCATGACCGAAGAAGAAATCGCAGCCTACGCCGCTGGCTGGGCCGATAATGAAACATCCGGCGGAAAGAAGGAGTACGCATAATGACGACCACTTTCCATGTCTGCCCCGTCTGCGGCAGCACCCCCATGACACTAGATGATTTTTGCGGCGGGTTTGTTATCTGGTGCGATCAAGACGACTGCGGCGGCTCAGATATTCAGGCGTGGGACAAAAACCCGGCCTATGCGGCGGAAAAATGGGAACAGCGTTGCGCCCTAGGATTCGAGGCCCCAGATGCGTGAACCCCGTAAAATACTGGTCGAGCATTACGAGTTCGGCCCACTGGAGGTGGTGGCTTCACCGGAATACAAATACTGGACCGGCAAGTCAGGCTTCTATTGCCCTGATGATCCAGAACTAGGGACGTTTGATGAGGACGAACTGACTTTTCTAGACCCACCGGCAGCAATCTTGGAGTTTAAACGCCCATGAAAATTGCAAGTGTTATTGATAGTTTAGTAAAAAACATCAGGTCGGATCAACTGCCATTCCGTGCGATCCACCTATTGGAAGGCACAAGCTGGAGCAGGTACAATAAGATTTTCAAATTACGGTTAAGAATGAATAGCGGTAAAGAAGTTGCAGCGGCAATCGGCACTAGTTTGTCTGCTGTCCAACGAAAAATTCATAAAATAAACAATTGTCGGCGCTTCTTTGGTCACAATACGCTCGATTTCAGGGACAGAAATTTGCAAGTAGAAGAAAAAAAACAGGCCGCTGATATATTGGAAGGTGTTTGGGTACACTACGGCCCCGGAAATGATGAAGACGAACAGTTCTTAGGTTATTCGTACCCAGAACAAACAGATAAACTTACAAAACTTTGATAAATTAGGGGCCGGAAATGGCAAGCAACTTCAAACTGACCGGCGACGAAGCATCTAGGGCGATGCTCAAGGGCTTGGAGGACTTACTCAGGGACAAGCTGCGCGAGCGGATCATGGACCGGATCAAGCCGGACGTTGAGGCGGCTATCGAGGCCAGTCTATCCGCCTTCAAGGCAACGATTGAGAGCTACCGTGAAGCGGAGTTTATGCGCGATACGGTGCGCGTAATCATCGAAAACAAAACCGTTCAATAAGGGCCCGGAGGTTCGCCCGTGCGGCCTAATGCGCACGATCTTGAGTGCGCCCAAGATGAACACAGATTTACACCTTGCTTAACTCAGTCTGCAACTTGCTTTCAAATTCCACGCACCGAAACACACCTCTGCCAACGTCATAATCCATATTGAAGGCAGACGGATAACCCAGATCGGCAAAGCGGCTTTTCAGGCACTTTAATTCAGCTCCAGTTTGATGTACACCGCCGTCAATAATCTTATCTCTATGGATTGAGAATCCTTGATCCACCCGATTTGCCCAATGTGCTGACCCGCTAATACTATACAAGTCTGGTGCGCTACGCCTGAAGGCTGCGTCAGGCTTTGATGGATGAGCGATGATCTGGGTATGAATGGAAAGCCCGCGACTCATTTGGATTAGCAAGTCCAACATCTTGCCAATCCATCGCGTTTCTGTTGTTTCGCGCGGGTCATAATCCTCTTCAATCTTATTCCACGGATCAATTAACGCCGCGCGGCAACCGTGCCGCTGCGTAGCGATCTCAATGCTATCCACCAGCCATTTCATATTTGGCACTTCATCACCTACGTCCATCAGCACTAAATGATTTTCGATCCACTGATCTGCTTCGCGCAGTTCATGCGGCGTCAAAGTATGTTCAAGCTGCTTCCAATAGAATTGGCGGAAGTTCCTGCGAAGAAAAGGTTTGATTCTGGTTTCGGCGCTGAAGATGGCAACCTTCACGCCGTACTCTCTTGCGATATTAAACCAGACTTGCTGAAACAAGTGTGACTTTCCGCTGCCCGGAAATCCACTAACTACACTCAGAGTTGTTGGGGCTATCTTGATCTTGCCTTCCATCTCAGGAAAGCCGATATCCCACAATTCCAGCGGTGCTAATTCCGGTAGCTGGCTCATTGTCCAGATACCTTTTACCGGCCAAGCCTTCACGTTTTGGCGCAGATATTCGCGCACGGTTTCAGGACTGCCTTCGGCCATCAAAAGCTCGTTTGCGTCTTTGACGCCTTCCGGCCAATCAACAAACCATGTTTTAGCCGCGCCAAGGATAGCAACCAGATCAGAACGCAAGGCCCTGCCGGGACCGTCATTGTCCGTGGCGATCACATAGCGTTTGAAATCTTTGAGGCCCTCGCTCATTGCGTCGATCGCCCAAACATACTTACGGCCACTGGAAGGATCGTCCGATGTCTCAGCTGGTGCGCCAGCGGGACAAGAGATCACCGCATCTATTCCAGCTTCAATTAGGGACAAAGCGTCCATTTCGCCTTCAACAATGAAACACACATCCTTGGGTCCGGCTTTCACGCTGTCCCAGTTATAGGCAACCTGTTTGCCGCCCGGCTGCTGTTTCCACTTTTTCCCGGCCAAGCTGCGGACCTTGCGGTTCACCAGCTTGTCGTTTTCAAAATAGTTAAAAACAATGGCCTGTTCAGCCGTGGCATCAAACCGAGCTGGACCACCTTCGACGCGCATTTTCCCAAGGGTCTTTTCTGATATTCCCCGGTTTGCGGCCCACAAAATTGCTTCTGGCGTCATCATCGAAAAATGCTCCTCTGAACCCCGGACAGGATGCCCGGTGGCAAATATAAATCACGCTGTCTGGTCTGATCTGGACGGCTAAGGAACGCTCCTTGGAACGCCCACCCTTGCACTGGGGGCAGATGCACCGCTGCTCCCCCGGCTTGTCGCGGAAGGTCACGCCAAGCGCCCGGAGGCGGTCCACGGCCCTCAAAATGACCCCCCTGAAAATTTGCCCTCTGAGCGGTTTGCGACCCGTCGAGGCTGTTGGATACGCCCCACCCCCAAAACGGGCCTGTAGGACGCCCCCCTGCCCGTCTGGTGGCAATCTAGGATCATTTCCTCGCCCTCAATTCCATGTCCGCTTGGCACGGCGCTCATCCTCCTGCTTTTGCTGCGCTGCAACATGCACCCGCTTCAGCCAGTTGCTCACGGCGAAATACCACTTGCCGTTTTTGGGGGGGTTGTCGGCGTAGTACGCATCCGCCGCCTCAAGTTCCGCTCGCAGGTCTGGGACGAGGTTGTAAACCTCCTTCCAACGCTGGGCATCGTGGACGCTCACACGGAAAACTTTCCCCCGGAAAAAATAATCCTGCGGCGAAGCCGCCCTAGCCGGTTCCTCAAGGGGGGACATAGGGGGGTTATTTTCTTTTAATGGTATAGGTGTGGGTGTGGGTGTGGGTGTGGGTGTTGAACGCTCGTTGTCTGCCCGTTCAACGCTCGTTGAGTCTCTATTCAATCTTTTCATAGCACTAGACTTTCCAGCGTTTGACCGTTGGGCTATGAGCTGTCTGACAGCATCGCGTTCATCGAGCAATCTTTTGTTAAACCAGCGACCACTTTTGAGGTGCCAATAGGGTGGTTTTAGGAGGCTCTGTTTGACCCTTAACCACTGCTTAATGGTCATGCGACAAGACCGGGCAAGAAACTTATCGTCATCCGGCAAATCGCATGTTGCGGTACGCCAAGCCGTCATCAAAAGCAGCAAATAGCAACCATGCTCAATCGTTGTGAGCGTTATGGTGTCGCCCAAATAGGCGTCCGTCCAAAGCGGTAGTGCTGGGAATTTAGCCACGTTTCGCCACCTTCCTTGATGTTGCGGAAAGGGCAAAATCTCTATAAAATATCAAGCACATGTCGCACCTCCATGCGGCGTGTATTCATGGCGCACCTCATATGCGTTATGTCAGGGCGGGGTTCGAGGATGCCATTCCTCTCCCGCCCGCCCATCCTAGACCTAATCTCAGCTTTTTCCAGACCCACCTGTAGGGTATTTAGACGGCAAGATGCACAAGGCGTGGTGTTCAGGGCAGTAGACTTTGCCGTCTGTCTTGGCGGAGCAGAAGCGAAACCCGGCCTGCACCGGATCACCAATAGGATACCTGCAACTATCGGGTTTGAGGTTCAGCACGGCGTCTAATACGCCCTGCCACAAAACCGGCAGGGGTGCATATTTATGCCCAGTTGGCTGGCCCCGGACCTGTTTAACGGGCTGAGCAACTACTCGCCGTGATTTAAGACCCATCCGCCGGGACTTGCTGATTATCGCGCCCTTGGAAACACCCAAGCGCTTGCCGATCTGACTGGCACTGAGTTCAGTGTTCCAGAGAGTGCGCAACTCTTCCACGCGCCTCTGTGTCCAGATCATAGCGTCCCCACCGATACCCGTACCATGTCAGGCTCAACATCGGCAGACCAGCGCAAGTGCATGTCCTCAATTAGACAATCGTCCTCAATCAAGCCCATCTTTTGGAGCAGGTCGCTCAGGGCCTTTTCACGATTAGCTACATCCATGCGGACCTTGGACACAGCGCCTTTCTTTGTGACGCGCCGACCAAACTCATAGACCACCGCATATGGTGGGCTGACAGGTTTAAGACGGTACGACTTCAACATGTTCCCAGCCACAATGATCCACTGGATGTACTCAGCCGAGCGGTAAACACCCTTCGCCTTGCCGCGCCAGATGCGATTAGTGCTGGGCGGCATGGGAAGGGTAAAGCAAATCATTCTTGGCACTCGTACAGACAGGCGGCATATCCAGCTATGTCCACTGCCGAATCCTGATGGTCAGGCGTTTCCATCAGGCGAGCCATTTTTACCCCAATCATGCATAACGCTACCTGTACTGGCGTTACCGGGTGTCCCAGAATGGTTGACCACAGCGCCGCAATGCGCTCGTGATTTTCCGGTATCGGCCCATAGTTAACACCTCGGCTCAGCAGAACCTTGGCAGCGTCTTGGAGCATTGTTATTGCTTTGCTCATTATAATTTTAACGCGGCGTCAACCATCGCCCGCCACTCGCATTCAATGATGTCATTTAGCAGCGTCTCCCGATTATATCCCCCAACAGGGTGAGCGGCTGATCCTGCATCCAGCATTGCCGGGGTGCAGTCTCGCATCGCTGTAATCGCAACAGAGGCAGCTAGGATCATGTCGGGGCAACCATCGCACTCGGATGGGCATTTATTGCCATCGCTGGAACATATGGCCCGTGCTACGCGCTCAAGCATGTTGGTCATGGTAACTCCAAAGCTGGTACATCAGGTTGCAAACCGAATTTATACAATGCGGATCTTAGTTCGATATTTTGAAGGTGAAGTGCCCGCGCTATGTTTTCCCAGTCGGGGTTCCCACGCGGGAATAAAACCGTGATGCTTCGTGCTTTTCCGGGCGCGTAATCTACATATCCGCGCTCACGCAGTCCTTGCAAATATCTATACACCAAAGACTTTGACTTACAGTTTAAGCCAGATGCAATTTCTCCAAATGATGGCGAGATTTCATGCGCTTCGGTGTAGTTTGTTATGAAGTCCAGCGCGTCCTGCTGTCGCCTAGTTAAGCCGCTCATCCCATCCTCATTTCTGCTCGCGCCGTGGCGTTCGCGGCTTGGTATTCCCAGTAACGCATTTCGAGAACTTTGAGATTTACGCGGGCAAGATTTGCCTCTGTTTTAGACTGCACGACCTTTTTGATATATGCTGCCCACTCGGGGCTGGATTTGACCAGCCTTTCTGCGCGGCTGTCGGGAATGTCGCCGTATGCGCTTTTCAACCGGGCAAGTTCTGCCGATTTTGTTTCTTCGTACAAGCGGGCGGCGGCATCCTTGTCTACCCACTCCTCAGCAATAACTCTGTATTGCTCGCTGAAAGGTACATTGCTCATGATGTATGTCCTATCATCGACAGAATAAATAAAACGCCGCAAATACGATGGCGATGGTTAGAAGCATGCCAACTATCGGGTAGCTGTCAAACACGGCTTTTGTTTGCCTCCATAATTGTTTTGTCAATTTCAGCTAGTGTCCCGTCAACATCTGCGGTCCCCAACGCTGACAATGGAATGTCATCCAAAGTTTTACGGCAGCGCCTCAGAACACGCAGCATTTGGTTGCGAGTGTAGATCAGGTCTTCAACCTCGCTAATAACGTCACCGTCTGTTATCCGCTCCGGGAAGCCGAATGCAGACCCGATGAATAGCGGGTTAGTGTTGAGGCTCTGCACGTTGCCGCTGAAAACGACTGTGAAATAGTCTTTCATTGGCTTCCACGCTCTGCGGCCAGCTCTGCGAGATTTCCAAAAGACAGATTCAATCCGCGCTGTTTGCTGCACGCCACGAGCGCCAGCCAATAGCGGGATGGAATGCTGTTTCGGCGGCGCATTTGCTTGACCGCCGCCGCTGTAGCGCCAATGTCAAGCGCCAGTTCAGCGTAGGTGTCCCAATAGTCAATAATTTGGCGAAAGTTTTTCATGATCCCTCGAACAAAGTGTAACTAGAACTATTTGTACTAGTTTGGTGTTGACTGCAAGGGCAACATATTGTAACTAATGCACCGGCCCAATCGCAATTGAGGAGCAACAATGGCCTTCATGAACATAATTTCCGCACATACCACTATCGAAATTGTTAAGTATAACAATGGGTTAGATGATATTTTATCACTTCGTATTGGCAATCATACCGCCAGTCTTGTAATGACCGTCAGCGAAGCGGAACAGCTTGTATCCCAGCTTCAAACGGCACTCGAAAAGCCTTTGCGGGCAGCGGCATGAAAAAAACCGCAGACTGGCATGAGGCCCGCCGGGCTGGCATTGGCGGCTCAGACGCAAATATCCTTATGGCAGGCGATCCCGAGAGGATTCACCGGCTCTGGCACGAAAAGCTAGGGCTGGTGGACCCCGAAGACCTGTCTTGGGTACTGCCAGTTCAGATGGGATCGGTCACAGAGGGCCTAAATGCGGCCTTTTGTGAGCGTTTAACAGGGAATTTGATCACAAATCGCAACAAACCCATGGTTTCGGGGACGCATAAGTTCATGCGGTGCGAACTGGACGGCATGACCACTACAGGGGCCGGACATCCGGCAATCTGGGAGGCCAAGCACGTTAACGCCTTCAGCAATGCAGAGGAGGTTAAGGTTCGGTATATGCCCCAGCTTCATCACAATATGCATGTTGCAGGTGCGAACTGGGCTGTTCTATCTTTGTTCCTTGGCACCCAAAAACATGAGGTGATCGAGGTCGAGCGCGACGATGGGTATATGATGACCCTGCTGGACGTTGAGAAGCGGTTCTGGGACTCGGTGACATCCAACACCATGCCAGAGGGGTTCGCCCCGCAGGAGGCCCCTGTGCAGTTTGAGAGCCTTCGGACAGTAGACATGACCGGTAATAACGTCTGGGCCATGCATTCTGTCGATTGGCTGGCACACAAGGATGCTGCAAAGACCCATGAAAACGCCGCTAAGGCCCTCAAGGGCTTGATTGGCAACGATGTTGGTAAAGCGACCGGTTACGGAGTTCAGATTAAACGGAACAAAGCCGGATCATTGATGATAGCGATGGAGAAGTAAATGACTTACCTATCAATAGGAATCCCACAAAGTTGGAATAACATTACTAAAATTACAATTTTTGAGCGGGGAGATGGCCCGGTTTTTTCTATCAAATTTGAGGATACATACGCTCATTTGATGATACCCGTTGCTGATGGAGTAAAGATGGCTTTGGATATAATTGATATGTATCAACGTAATTATTCCAGCAAGATCAAAGCAAAGCGGACGAAATCCCGGCTAACAGCGACAAATACTTCGAGTTTAAGGAAGGCTGGTCGCCCCCGGAAAAAGTAAACACAGTAATTAAATTGCAATTGATCATTCGATGGAGAAGTAGATGAAAACTAGTACCGATACAGACAAGATCATTCCCGCGTATATCAAGGCCGAGCATGAAGTTGGGGCCGTCAAGAAAACGGCTAGCAATCCTCATTTCAGAAGCAAATACGCTAACCTCGAAGCCGTTATGGAGGCTTGTTCAGAGGCTCTGGACAAGAACGGTTTGGCAATTTGGCAGTCCATTACCGAAGAGGGCGACCGGATGATTACCCGACTGTACCACACCTCTGGACAGTGGATGGAGGGCTACACCCCCCTGATCATCGCCAAGAACGACATGCAGGGGCTAGGCAGTGCCTATACCTATGCGCGTCGTTATGGGTTGATTGCGGTTATGGGCATCGCCCCTGAAGATGACGACGGCAACGCAGCGTCTGCAACCATCATCCCGCTTCCTGTAAAGAAAGCCGAGCCAAAGAAAGTGGAAGTTGCCCACGTTGAGGAGGCAAAATCCATACTTTCTGAAGCCAAACAAATTTCAGACGCCAAGGAATTAGATTGGTTTCTGAAAAAGAATGCCCAGCGGATTGCAGATATACGCGAGGCTAGCACTGTAACGCATGAATATCTGCAACAGCGTATTGATGAACGTCGTCAAGAGATTAATGAGGAGATTAAAAATGCCTGAGTATGACAACACAAATAGCGGTGTCCTGTTTAAGAACGACAGGAAAGAGAAAGATACGCACCCAGATTATACTGGGAGTTACACTTTTGAATGCCCCCATTGCCATAAAAAATCAGAACATTGGTTGTCTTCTTGGATTAAGGAAGGCAAGAAGGGCAAGTTTATGAGTATTGCCAATAAGCCCAAAGACATCCCCAAGACTAACGCTCCGGTTGGCAGCAAGCCCGTAAAACATTCCGATATTGATGCTATTGATCTGGACGAAGAAATCCCCTTCTAAAATGGGTTGCGCGTTACTTAGAAAGGGCATACTATTGTTGCATGAAAATATGCTTCAAATGCTTAATCAAAAAACCCTTATCTAGTTTTTACAAACACCCCCAGATGGCTGACGGTCATCTGGGGAAATGTAAAGATTGTGCTAAGGCGGACGTTTTATTGCATAGGCAAAATAACATTGAGGAAGTGCGTAAATACGACCGCACCAGAGGCCGTACCGAAAAAAGAAGGCAATTAAATAAAATAATACGCATAAATTTATCTGCAAAAGAAAAAGCCATAAACGCGCTACGGCGGCAAAAATGGGCAAAAAAAAATACAATCAAACGCGCTGCTCACATTATTGTTGGTAATGCAATTAAAAATGGTAATCTAATTCCATGTCCATGTGAGCGGTGTGGAAACAAAAAAGTTGATGCCCACCATGAAGATTACACAAAAGCATTGAGTGTTAATTGGCTCTGCCGTAATTGCCACGGCAAAAGACATCAGGAAATAAATGACGAGCGAAGAGCCAAGCAAAGAGAGAATACGGGATATATTAAGAGTTAGGGGAATAGTCTCTGAGATATTCAAAATATGGCCCGACGCTAGAATTATCAGAAACACCTTTAAGAAGAAAAATGCTCAGACAGCGCCAGCCACGGAAGATCGACAAAAAGTATAAGGGCATCATAGCCCAGCTTCCGTGCGCTATCTGCGGGATGGTCGGCGTCCATGTCGCCCATATCCGCTATACCAGCGCAAAAGACGGCGCTGACCTCACTGGCGCGGGCAGGAAGCCCGATGACTGGCGAGTGCTTCCACTATGCCCCAGACATCATGTCCACGGCCCAGATGCACAGCATTCCATGAGCGAAGAGCAATTCTGGCGCAACCACGGGATAAACCCCTACGCCCTCGCCAAGGCCCTATACACCTCAAAGGATGACGTACCGTTTATGGAGCGGCTGGTGCAGCATGCCCAGAGGCTGTTCCCATCAGAACCGTAATTACTTCTTGGGCGGCTGTGAGTTGTCTAATGGCATCGTCCCCGTCGCGGGCGATGGTGACAAGATCGTCAGCAGTCTTTGGGTCAAGTTCGGCTCGCGTTTCTGCATGATCCACGCTGGCACCGTTATTTGTGGCGGCGGGACAGACGGCGCGGATTGACATCCGCTTAGAGCC